CTTGTAGATATGTTACATCCACATTTTATGGGTCAAGTTGGTATGAGAATTATGCAACGTCCACAAGGTGCATCTGTGTTCAAAGATGAGAATGGTAATTTTGATAAGGCTGCAATGGATGAATTTATGGATAGAACATATATAGAGAATATTTGGTATTTCAGTAAAGATAAAAACAAAGATATTTTTAGACATATAAAAAGAAATACTTTAGAAAGTTTCTTTTCATGATACATTTAGAAAGTTGTATAGACACATTAAAAAGAGATATTCAGTATGACTATGTGCTTACATCTCCACCAGATTATGCAGAATTAGGTATTCAAGCACATACATCTGAGTGGGAAGATTTTTTAGATAGTTGGATATCATTATTAAAACCTACAAAAAACCTAGTTACTGTCTGCACTACTGATAGAAAAGGTGATGGTAGAATATACCCAAAACACATTAAGGTAATTAATGTATTTGAAAAGAATAATTGGTTTCTTAGAAAAACTAATATCTGGGTCAAGTCTTATAAAGTAAATATGTTTCGTATGAACTATATGCATATACTTACTTTCGCAAAGAAACCATTTAAGTTGAAAAATCCACATATGGTAGATGTAATATTGGATGAAAAGTCCACCATAATAGATGGGTTTAAGTATGGTATGAGTCCACTAGTTTGTCGTATGATGATAGAAAATCATACAAATGAAAACGATATAGTTTATGACCCATTCATGGGAAGTGGAACTACTGCAATTGCAGCCTTAGAGGTTGGAAGAAATTATCTTGGAAGCGAGATAAATGAAGAGTATTATAAATTATCCAACAATAGAATTAAAAGACCAAATTTACTTGACTTTTAAAACTAAATAGTGTAATATAGTTGAAAATAGGAGAATGATATGGATTCAGATTTACTGAGTGATTATCAAGATTTTGTTGACATGGTTACATCTGATGCATCTAAGAACATGGATGACTTTGGTGATGCACTCGATATCATGGATGAACAAGGTGTTGAACCAACAAGACTAATGACTGCGAGTATCGGTCTATCTGGTGAAGTTGGTGAATTTAATGACATTGTAAAGAAATGTCTTTTTCAAGGTAAAGAAATGGATGAGAATACTGTAACTCATCTGAAAAAAGAATTAGGCGATGTAATGTGGTATATCGCTCAAGGTTGTATCGCATTAGGTACTGACATTGAAGAGTTAATAGATATTAATACTGCAAAACTAAAAGATAGATACCCAGATGGATTTGATGGGTTTCGTTCTGATAACAGAGATGAGGATGATGTATGATAGATTTTTTAAAAGAGATTGCTAAAAATGCAGGCAATGAATATGCGGCTTTGGTGAGTGATGGTGTAGAGGCAGGAGATGTTGATAAGTTTATTGACTCTGGTTCTTATATATTTAATGCACTATTGTCTGGAAGTATTCATGGTGGACTTGCATCAAATAAGATTACTGCAATCGCTGGTGAAAGCGCAACGGGCAAGACGTTTTTTGTACTAGGTATGTGTAAACACTTTCTGGATAGTAATCCAGATGCTGGTGTAATATTTTTTGAGAGTGAAAGTGCAATTACTAAACAGATGGTAATTGATAGAGGTATTGATGCAAAGAGAATGTACATGATGCCTGTAACTACAGTTCAAGAGTTTAGAACACAAGCACTCAAAGTACTTGATAATTATCTTGCACAAAATGAAGCAGATAGAAAACCAATTATGATATGTCTAGACTCACTTGGTATGTTGTCTACTACAAAAGAAGTAGAAGATACTAGTGATGGAAAAGAGACTAGAGATATGACAAGAGCACAAGTTCTCAAGGCTGCATTTCGTGTGTTGACTTTGAAACTTGGTCGTGCAAAAGTTCCTATGGTTGTAACGAACCATACATATGATGTAGTAGGTTCAATGTTCCCAACAAAAGAAATGGGTGGTGGTTCTGGTCTGAAGTATGCAGCTTCATCTATTGTGTATCTCTCCAAAAAGAAAGAGAAGGATGGAACTGAAGTAATAGGTAATATTGTACACTGTAAAAATCATAAATCACGTTTGACTATTGAAAACAAAATGGTAGATGTACGTCTAACATATGACAAAGGACTTGATAGACATTATGGACTACTTGACCTTGCACTTAAATATGATATATTTAAAAGTGTATCTACTCGTATTGAATTACCAGATGGTACTAAACAATATGCAAAGACTATTAATAATGACCCCACAAAGTATTTTACTGAGGACATTATGAGACAATTAGATGAATGTGCAATGAAAGAATTTAAATATGGAAACTTACATACGGAACTATGAAAATGTAATTAGTGATGAAGTTTGTCATGATATCATAAATATTTACGAAAGACTCTGGAAAGAGAAAACTGAAGAAATTCAGTCTATGAGTTTATGTTATGATACTGAAGGTAATAAAACTTGTGGTGCGTGTAATTGCCAACGATTAGATATTATGCAACATAATGAGTATCAACAGTATACAAATATTATACTTCATTATTTGCAAAGTGTAATTCAGAGATATACTGAAGATACAAAAATTATTAAAAACCAGTGGCCTGCAAAATATGGATTTGAACATTTTAGAGTGAAAAGATATTTACCAGATGGAATTCAACAACATGATTTACATTCAGATGTAAATAATAAATCATCTGCAAAAAGATTCCTTTCTATTATCTGTTATCTTAATGAAGATTTCTCTGGAGGTGAAACCACGTTTCCTAATTTTAATCATACTAGTAAAGTGACAACTGGTGGTATTATTATGTTCCCTTGTACATGGAGTTATTTACATAAAGGTAATCCAGTAAAAAGTGGTTCTGGTAAATATGTTCTGGGAACATTTTTAAATTACATTACTACACAAAAGTTAAATAGAGTAGGTGATAAAACATTAGGAACGGATAATGTCTGATATCGAAAAGAAGTATACCTTTGTAGAAAATAAGGGTGCAAAGTGGCAAGGTATAGGACTTACCAAAGAGGCTGGTTTTTATCAAGGTGTGGTTTACAGATATGGAAAGGTTACACCGATTGAAGAGAACGATAAATTACGATTACAGTTTGACTGGCAAATATTAGACTCTAATGGGTTAGGAAAAGAATATTTTAAAAATGATTTTTTTAACTTGATTGGTGACATACTTTATGATATAATGGATAAACAATTAGAAGATGGAAGTTTGCAATATGTTAACACAGACGATAGAAAGAACAACGCTATCACACTTAATTCACAATGAGAATTACTGTAGAAAAGTTCTCCCTTTTATAAAATCGGAATACTTTTCTAATCGAAGTGAAAGAGTAGTATTTGAAGAAATCAATAAGTTTCTTGAAAAATATAATTCACTACCTACAAAAGAAACACTCACAATTGGAATTGATAATCGTAAAGATATTAATGATGATGAGTATAAAAAGATTGTTGAGGTCATCACTTCACTTGATAAAACTGAAGTAGACTTACAATGGTTACATGACGAAACAGAAAAGTTCTGTAAAGACAAAGCGATATATAATGCAGTTCTTGATGGTATCAAGATTATTGATGGTAAAGATAAAGATAGAACACCAGAAGCAATACCATCTATATTATCAGAAGCATTAGGTGTTGCGTTTGATTTATCTGTAGGTCATGACTATGTTGAAGATGGTTTAGAAAGATATGAATTCTATCATAAGAAAGAAGAAAAGATACAATTCGATTTAGATTATTTCAATAAGATTACGAAAGGTGGATTACCACAAAAAACTTTGAACATTGCACTTGCTGGTACTGGAGTAGGTAAATCACTATTCATGTGTCATATGGCTGCATCGACTCTCATGCAAGGTAAGAATGTTCTATATATTACATTAGAGATGGCAGAGGAACGTATTGCAGAACGAATAGATGCTAATCTAATGAACGTAACTATAGATGATTTACATACACTCCCTAAAAAGATGTTTGAGAATTATCTAACTAAAATACAAAAGAAGACAAATGGTAAATTAATTGTCAAAGAATACCCAACTGCATCTGCTCATGTTGGAAACTTTAGAAGTCTAATTAAGGAACTCGCACTCAAGAGGAGTTTCAAACCAGATATTATATTCATTGATTATTTGAATATTTGTGCGTCATCTAGATTCAAGGGGAACGCAAATGTCGGTTCGTACTTTTATATTAAAGCGATTGCAGAAGAACTTAGGGGTCTTGCCGTTGAAACTAATGTTCCAATTATGTCAGCGACACAAACTACTAGAAGTGGATTTGTCTCAAGCGACATTGGGTTGGAAGATACGTCAGAAAGTTTTGGTCTACCAGCTACGGCTGACCTTATGTTTGCTCTCATATCTACCGAAGAATTAGAAGACTTAAATCAGATATGTGTTAAACAATTGAAGAATCGTTATAATGACCCAACTATAAATAAAAGATTTATATTAGGTATTGACAGAGCAAAGATGAGATTATATGATGTGGAACAACACGCACAAAGAGATATAGTAGATTCTGGACAAGAAAAAGATGAAGTGGTTTTCGACAATACGCCATTTGCTGGAAAGACTAGCAAATATGAGAAATTCTCAGACATCAAGGTTTCCTCGTAGAGCCTATAAAGTAAAATATTATCACGATATAAATCCAGACACCCAGAAGTGGGAAGTCATAGAACTACCATCTAACAATGTTATCATAACATATGACTTTGAAGAAGATGCGTCTGAAGTATCACACAAATTAAATACATCCAAACCCTTTGGTGATTATGGTTTCCCAAATTTCCTATCACATAAATAATAATATTATACATGGAGTAATTGGATGTTAGGATTTAAAGGTTTTCTCGCAGAAGCTTCTATGGACAAGACACAACTTCTGAAAAGAGATAACATTAATATATTAAAAACTGCAATAGAAAAAGGCACACCTTTGGAAACTACCAAGGGTTTAACTCCTCTTACTTTTATCAATGATGTAGACAAAGTTGCTTTTGAAAGTGGTGACTTGGATACTGCATTTTATCTCAATAGAAAATTTAAAAAGGTATTTCGCACACAAGAAGGCGAAGAGATTACACTAAAAGATGTTACCAAAACATCTATGTTTGGTGGTGGTCGTGGTTCTGGTGGTGGTGCAGAAAATACTGATATAACAGAGTGTATGCAATGTGTTTATTGTTCTGAGATGCAAAATGGTGTGAAACCAGATGATATAGATTTTAAATCACTAAAATCTAAAGATTTTGAAATTGATACTCAATTGACTAAAATAGAAGCTGCATTAGATGATTCATGGATTGAGTCATCTATATTAATTGCAGAACTTATGCAAAAGAAAATGAAGGGTAAGTTTACTTTTCATAAGGGTTCACCTTTAGTTAAGGATTTAGAGGGTAAGTGGAAAGCACTTAATAAAAATGAGAAAGCGTTTTCAAATATTAATAAATGGAATCCAGCAGATATATGGGCAGTAAAGAAAGGTTTTACTCCAAACTTTTCACAATATGAAACTCTTGGTGAGTTTAATAATTATTTCAAAGAAATGTATGATGCACAGAATTTAATGGGTATATCACTCAAAAAAGCAAAAGGTTCTGTTCCATATGGTGAATATAACACTAGTGGATTTATTCGTAGACCAGTTACATTTGGTGGTTACACTTTATATACCAGAGATTTTTTTAATTCAAAAGATATGTATTTTCAAATGAAGGGTGCTGGAAATATTCAACTTAGAACATTTGGTAACTTCCAATTTCAAGGTGAAATAAAAGGAAGAACTGCATCTGCTGGTAAAATAGGTGGAGGAATAATTCTTGCGATATTAGAAAAAGTAACTGGTATTACAAATAAATTATCTGCAAGACAAGTTAAATCACTTGCAACTAAACCATCACCACAATTTTTACAAGAATTCTATGAATTATATCTTTCATTAGAAACTAAGAAAAAGATGGAACAAGAAGAATTTAATAAATTACTTGACAAAGAGAAACCAGATTTCTTATACTCAAAGTATTGGGCAATGTTTATTGTTTCAAGTATGATTAATAGTAGAAAACAAAACGAGGTTACAGATGCAATCGCTGGATACGCAGCTTCACAATCAGATTTATCTGGCCCCTATGCAAAGTATGGTGATTAATGTTTAATTTATTAGAAGGAAAAGAAGGTAAAAACCTACACTTAGAACATATCGAAGATGAGATATTAAACTTTGGTGTGCCTGGGGGTAGGGCTGCAATTAACTTTGTTCGTTCCCTAAGAGATATGCTTGCTGGGGAGTCTAGGTCTTCAGTCAACATGACAGTCAAGTGGGATGGTGCGCCTGCGATATTCGCTGGAACTGACCCAAGTGATGGTAAGTTCTTTGTTGCAAAGAAATCAGTATTCAATGTAAGTCCAAAGTTATATAAAACAGATGCAGAGATAGATGCAGACTTGTCTGGAGATTTAAATGCAAAATTCAAAGTCGCACTTGCAGAGTTCTCAAAACTTGGAATCAAAGGAGTCCTCCAAGGTGACCTCATGTTCACAGATGACATATCGAAAGAAAATATTGAAGGGGTATCATATTACACTTTCCAGCCTAATACTATTGTTTACGCTGTGCCTGTTGATAGTTCTCTTGGTAAGGTAATGAATACTGCAAAGATTGGTGTTGTATGGCATACGACATATTCTGGTTCTACACTTCAAGATATGAAAGCATCTTTCGGTGCAAATATAAAAGGACTAAGTAAACCTACTTCAGTATGGATGGATGATGCAACTTATAAAGATGCGTCTGGTACTGCAACAATGACTGCAAAAGAAACTGCTGAAGTGACTGCACATTTATCAAATGCTGGTAAAACATTTCAGAGAATAAATGCAGTAAGACTAAAGAAGTTTCTGAACCTACAAGATTCACTCACTGGTAAATTGGTAGGTGCATCACTCAAGACATACAATAATACAAAGGTTCGTGCTGGTCAAAAAATTACAGACCCAAAAGGACACGCAAATGGTTACATTACTCATGTTGAGAATCATTTTCAGAAAGAGATTGATAAACTTAAAACGGATAAATCTAAAGATGTTCTCAAAACAAAGATGACAGAATATATTCGTGAGTTCAAAAAAGACTTGGGCAATCTACAACAAATGATTGCGTTTCAATCACATTTGGTAGATGCAAAGATGGGGATTGTTAAAAAACTAAATAGTGTAAAAGGTTTAACCGATACTTTTATCAAGACTGCAAATGGATTTAAAGTGACAAACCCAGAGGGATACGTTGCAATTGATAGAATATCTGGTGATGCTGTGAAGTTAGTCGATAGAATGGAATTTAGTTTTAATAACTTTACTGCAATTAAGGCATGGGATAAATGAAAACTTTAAAAGAAAGATATTACGAGTCTAGTGAAGAATACGTTCAACTTGAATTGTTTATGAAAGAACTAAACAAATTGAATGATGAATCATTAGACGAAAACGTATTAAAGAAAGTTGCAAAGAGTGTCAAAGCACGATACTTAGAATTAAGTAGACGCATGAAAAAAGTTGCAAGGTCTGCTATTGCAAAGTTCAAAAGAAAAAGAACTCAAACTCGTAAAAGAGATTCTGCACAACTCCTCCAAGCCGCACAAAGACAAGCAAAGATGAAGGTTCTAAAAAAAGTATTAGGGCCTAAAGTTAACTATAAAGAACTCCCTATTGATAAGAGAATACAAATCAATCAAAAAATAGTTGCAAAACATAAGAAGAAGATTGATAAAATGACTAAGAAGATTTTGAGAACTCTTAAAACAAAAGAGGGTGAAAGAATCGCAAAGAACAAAGCGGCTCAACAAGAGAAATAATATGAAAACATTATTGCAGTTACAAGAACAACCTAAAAAAGTTGCATTTACTTTTGGTAGATTTAATCCACCAACCACTGGACACGAAAAGTTAATTCAAAAACTTGCAAATCAAGGTGGTGAGATTATGGTATTTCCATCACATTCTCAAGACCCAAAGAAGAATCCTTTACCACATCCCAGAAAAATTGCATATATGAAGAAGATGTTTCCTCGTTACTCAAAGAGTATCATGACGAGTAAGGCACGAAACGTCTTTGAAATATCTACTGACCTTTACAATAAAGGGTACACAGATATCACAATGGTTGTTGGTTCTGATAGAGTAAAAGAGTTTGATGCACTTCTTAAAAAGTATAATGGAGTAAAAGGAACACATGGTTTCTACGACTTTGATTCTATTAGTGTTGTATCTGCTGGAGAACGTGACCCAGATGCAGAAGGTGTCGAAGGTATGTCTGCATCAAAGATGAGAGCAGCTGCAGTTGCAAATGATTTTGATTCTTTTGAAATGGGATTACCCAGAGGTTTCAGAGATGGAAAGAAATTGTTTGATGATATTCGCAAGGCGATGAAAGTCAACGAAACAAACTGGTCAACCGAAGAGATACTAAGAGATTTATATATTCGTGGGGAAGTCTTTAATATAAATGAGGAAGTACAAACCACAGACGGATTTGTCGGTAAGATTGTTCGCAAGGGAACGAACTATGTTGTTCTGGAAACAAATGGTGAGTTTAGAAAATCATGGATTACTGATTTGATTGAAGCGAAGAAGATTACCAAAACCAAACAAGCAAAAGGTGAAGTCGGAGATGTAAAGGGAACACAACCAGCAAAATACTATTCTAAAGATGCAGAGGGTGATGCAATGTCAAAAGACACTAAACTTGCTCGTGCAAAGTATTTTGCAAAAGGTGGTTCTAGAAAAGATGCGCCTGGAGATATAGACCCAAAAACTGGTGAAAGACAAAAGACCAAACCATCTCAATATACCAAGAAGTTCAAACAGATGTATGGTGAACAAGAGAAAGAACCAGCAAAGTCTGACGCACAAAAAGATAGAGAAGAATTTAAGAAACTGCAAAAGGATAAGAAAGTTGCACAACTACAATATCGCATGGCAAAAGATGCAGAGATGGTTGCACGACTTTCACAACAAGAGGATAGTATTTCAGAAAATCTAGAGAAGTTTATCAAAACAAATCTTGATAAGATTGGTGTAGAATACAAACATGATTATAGACAAGGAACAAGAACACATATTGTAAAGATAGACCCTAAAGACCATCAAAAGGTGACCAAAGCATTAAAACATAAATTACTTCACCTTAAAATTTTAATAAAAAGAATGGATGGAAGTAAAATCGCAAGAAATCCAAATAGAACATATAAAAATGAGTATGTACCAGAGAAATATGATAGTGATAAGTTTTTTGGTGGGAAAGGAACACCAGCACAGAGAACACAACTCCTCAAACTTCAAAATAAAGCGTTGAGAGCTCTTGGTGGTTCACCCAAACAAAAAGAAATTAAAAAGGAAATAGATGCATTACGAAAAAAAATGGGAATGAAAGTTTCAGAAAGAAAACTTACTGACGCAGAAAAAGATAAAATGAAGAAATATGAGAAAGATATTGACATCAAGGATTTTATTGATAGGTATGGTGAAGAAGAAGGTAAATCAATCTACTATGCAACTATAACCAAAATGGCTAAGGGTGAAGGTCTTTGGGATAATATCAGAAAGAAGAAAGCAAGAATTGCAAGGGGTTCTGGTGAACGCATGAGAAAGAAAGGTGAGAAGGGTGCGCCTACTGCTGACCAGATAAAGAGAGCACAAGAATCTGTAAATGAGATGACAGGCATAAATGTTCCAGAACTTATCAAAACTACGATTCATAGGTTGACACATCCAAAAGGGTATAAAGATATAGTAACAAAATATACTCAAGCAGTCGCAAAAGAAAAAGAAAAGTCTGGACACCAAGATAGTAATGGTGCAATCCTATCAAAAATTGCAACCCAGTTTGGTATGGATAGAATTAAACCTTTACAGATGTATATTAATAAATTGGTGCGAAAAGGTCAACTCCCACAGATGTTAGCTGCAGAACTAGAAAAAGAGGGTGACTATAAACAAACTGAACTTGATAATCAATTGACACACTCAAATGAATCTAAAGGTTTCTTCTCCAAATCTAAATCTCCATCAAGTAAAGGTAAAACATTACTTAAAACAGTGAAACCAGATTTAGAAAAGACATTAAAAGGTATTGACCACAAACTAGAACCAGATAGTTCTGGTAACAGAATTGTTATAACTGTTGATAAATCAGATGTTGAGAAAGTTAAAAAGATGGTGGGTATGCCTAACTTAACAAAAGTTGTATCAGAAAATCCAATAATGGTTGCTAGAGGTGTTTCTGCATTATCAAAGATTAGTCCATCATCTGCAGCTGGTGTTGCAACTACTGTCGGTCAAGGATTATCTAAAATGTCAAAGAGTAAAACAACATCATCTAAATCTAGAAAACAATTAAGAGATGAATTGTTAGATGAGAAGATTGCTGGTCTTGTAAACAAGTCAGAGAAAACTGGTGTTCCATATGGTATCCTCAAGAAGAGTTATGATAGAGGAATGGCCGCATGGAAGGGTGGACATAGACCAGGCGCCACTCAACAACAATGGGCATTTGCAAGAGTGAACTCTATGTTAACTGGTGGAAAAGCAGACCCAGACCTACAAGCACAAATCAAAAAGGGTGGATACAAAAAGAAGAAGAAAGCAAAAAAAGAAGACGTTACAGAGTGGTATCATAATGTAAACACCCATAAGATGTATGAAGATAGATATGGTCTTGAGTGGAGAAATAAACTAAATATAACATACGAAACGATGTTATCAAAACTTTCTGAAGGATTATATGACCTTGTTATTACAGAAGCAGAATACCAAGGTAGAAAAGTAAAACTAAATGACCCTTTTAGATTACCAAGTGGAAGTAATAAAAAGTTTGGTGTGTATGTAATTAATGATAAGGGTAACGTAGTAAAAGTTACATTTGGTGACCCAAACATGGGAATTAATCGTGATGACCCAGAAGCAAGAAAGAATTTTCGTGCAAGACATCAATGTGACACTAATCCAGGCCCTAAGTATAAAGCAAGATATTGGAGTTGTTACCAATGGAGAGCTGGTGCGAAAGTAGATAACTAAGGAAACTATTATGAGTAAACATGGACAACCAATGAGTCAGACACTTGCACAAATGCATTTGAATGAATTAAAAATGACTGACCCAAAGTTAAACAAAATGTTTGATAAACTAAAAAAGGGTGATACAGTTAAAATTAAACATAGTTCCACCTTGGAAAGAGGTAAGGATTTTATCGAATACATTGTTAAATCAAAGAATGTGGTAAACAAGGGTAGAGTTGAAAAGATTACACTTGCGACTAAAGATAATCCTACTGCTGTAAAGAAGTTTCTATACAAAAGAGATGGTAAGGTAACATTTGCAGTTGGTGATATGGGTGCATCTATTGATGACATCAAAGAAAAGTATTCTATAATTAATCATGAGATTATTGAAGACATTGAAATTGATGAAATGATACCTAAGAGTACTATGTATGCATTGGTAAAGGATGGTAAGGTTATCGCAAAAGGTTCTAAAAGTGATATGATGAGTAAAAAGAAAAAAGAGGGGGGAACAGTTTACAATTCTCCAGGCACGAAAGTAGGTGACACTATCAAAGAGGGTGTCGATATCCAAGAAGATGGACATGATGATGTTGCATCTGCAATACGTCAATGTAAGACTATCACAGAAGATGCAATGCAGATACTACAGAAACTACAGACCATGAGTCCAGAGGATGCACTACCGACTTGGTGGACAAACAAACTTGCAGTCGCATCAAATAGTATGAACAAGATGAGAGACTATCTTCTAGTTCCTTCTGTATCAGAAGAAACTGAACTTGATGAAGCACTTAAACATACACATATGGTTTTGGGGCCAGATGGTAGAGTGATAGGTATGTCATCTAATGAAAGAGGTGCAAATGATATTGCAAAAAATAATCTATTAAAGGTGAGAGGTAGAGTTGTTAAACTTAGAAAACCAATGTCATCAACAAGAGGTGATAGATTAATTGGTATGTTACCGGCAGATAATCTTGGTGAAGCACTTGACAAAGAAGATGAACCCAAAGTAAAAAAGATTATTGGTAAACTTAAAAAGGCAAGTGATGCACACGCTGGACAAGCAAAAGATTTAGAGAAAGCGATTAGTGAACAATCAGAACATGAGATACAAGTGGGTAATTATACTACAAAACATTTTCATATGTGTGGGTCTGCACAAAAAGTCATGAAGAAACACGCAGATAAAGATGGTGCAGAAGAACTTGCAAAATTACAAGATAAATTTTATGAAATAGAAATGATGGCGATGAACGCTGGTAAACCAACTGACGAACAAATATCCCAGACAAAAACTTTATACAATCAGATAATGAGTAAAGCAAAAGAAATGGGTATTGATGATGAAGTTGGTGGTTATATGAAAATGCATATGGACTCAATGGAAAAAGGTGACCCAAAACTAGGATTTGGTAGAACCGATAAAGATGATGGAAAAGAACCTATTGATGAAAAGAAAAGACTTTATAGGGTTTCTTCAAGTAAAATGCAAGGTAATATTCATGCAAAAGATGAGAAAGAAGCAGAAAAGATTGCGAGGAGTAAGGGTATGAAAGGTAAAATTACTATTCAAGATAGGGGTGAATATAAGGGTCAACCAACATTTGAAAAGTATGACTTGTATCATAGTACATTCTCTGGTGCAATGCAACACGCATATGACTATGCAAAGAAGAAGTTGGGTATTACTGTAGACCCAAAAGAGATTGACAGTAAAGTTGCAACCGGCCCTAGAAAACCATCTGAGGGTAAAACTAATAAGTACAGACTCAAAGGTAAAGGTGGAAACCTACAAATCCAAGTATACAACAAGGGTGGTTCAAAACCATTTGAATTGAATATGTACAAAGAGGAGAATGAGATGAACGAGAAGAATAAATTGAAGCCTGGCGTTAAGTTTGACTTTAGACTTTTTGACCCAGAAGACTCGCCTGGTTCAGACAAAGCAAATGATGATATGAACAAAGAGATACAAAAAGCAGTTAGAATGAAAGACAAAGAAACTGCAAGACAATACATGATGAAAGTTCAAAAGAAACACTCCAAACATGGTGCAACAGATACAGAACCAAGAGAGATTATTGACGCAATTCTTGACAAAATCTACGAAGCGAGAGAAAGAGTTAATGAAGGTTACGAGAGTGAAGTTAAAAAGGTTCTAGATGATGAAGGTATTGATGGGTATTTTAAGAATGGTAAATTGTATGTGAGTAAACGAGATGCGAAAGATGCTAAGAAAGCGCTTGAGGATTCGGACGAAATAACAAAATTACCACCAATGGTAAAAGAGGAAAATGACATGACTAAAAATCTAAAAGATACAATCATGGATATGTGGAAAGAAGCAGTTAGTCCAGCACAACAAGCCGCAATCGCAATATCCAAAAAAGAAAAAGAAAAAGAAGAAGGTAACGCATTTACTGGTGCATTAAAAGCTGCAAAAGACAAGGGTGAAAAAACCTTTACTGTTGCTGGTAAAGAGTATGATGTGAAAACTGAAAAACTTGTCGGTGGTCAAAAGAAACTTGACAAGGATAAAGATGGTGACATTGATGGTAAAGACTTTGCAATGTTACGAAAACAAAAGAAGAACGAAGAGTTAGAAGATGAGAGATATAGGTATCTTGAAACTAAAAAAGGTTCTTTAAGAGATGCAGTTCTTAAAATGTGGGGTGAAGTCAACGAAAAGATTGAGTATGTTGAGTATGATTTCAAAAACAAAAATGATGCAATGAAAGCAAAGAAGATGCTTGATGGTATACAACTCATGAATTTTGATATTAATGATGATGGTATATCCAGAGGTATGTTGACTGTAGATGCTGGTAATAGAGATATGACAAAGTATCATAAAGAAATCATGAAGATGTACAAACCAAGGATTGTTGCACAAGAAAAAAAGGACTTGACAAAATCCGAAAAACATGATACAAATAAAGAGACTGATACTGGTAAGGAAATGACTCCAGTAGATATGTCACCTAAGATGCCAAAAGTAAAAGAAAGTAAAAATAAGGTGTAAAAAAAGTGAGAAATTTATATGATGTTATTAACGAAGTTACAGAAGCGGTTGATGATTTACCGACAATTTATTGTGATATGGATATGGTGCTCTGTGACTTTATAGGTGGAACTGAAGAGGTTCTAGGTGTTCCTTTTCCAAAAGCAGATAAGACCAAAAGATGGCCTATGATATCTGCAAAGAAAGATTTTTGGGAAACATTAGAATGGATGCCTGGTGCTCAAAGAATGTGGTCTTTTATTAATAAATACGATGCACATATTCTATCTGCATATTCTACTAAAGATGCGAATTCAAGAAAAGGTAAGATGAAGTGGTTGAAAGACAAAGCAAGACTTACCCAGAAAAGTAGGATACATCTTGTTCTTAGAGAACAAAAACAAAAGTTTGCTATGACTAATGGGAAACCAAATTTATTGATTGACGATTATATTAAGAATGTTAATGAATGGAAGTCAGTGGGTGGTATTGGTATACATCACACATCACCAACTGTTACTATGGGTGAATTGAAAAGGTTAGGTTTCAAATAACATAAATAGAGGTAGTATATACTAACTTAGGAGAATTAAAATGAGCTCATGGAGTATGGATGACGGCTCTTCATTATCTGGAACATTCACTTTCACAAACGGAAGTGCAGTCGTTCAAGGTAATTCAAGTGCCGACACAACAGAAATAAAAGTTGGTGACATTGTAATAGATGACAATGGAGATAAAGTTAGGGTGAAGGATATTCAACCTAATCGTGTTGTTGCAACATCTGCTGTCAATGCATCCAACGACCAAGTAACAATAACAAATCATGGATTTGTTGCAAACCAAACAGTACACTATAAAGCAAATGGTGGAACTGCAATCGCTGGTCTAACAGATGAAACAACTTTCTTTGTGAAGACAAGGGTAGATGCAGACGCATTTACATTATCTGCAACCGAAGGTGGTGCATTGATTGATATTACTGGAACTGGAAATAACGCACAATCATTTTCTGGTACATCAACAAAAGCATTCACAATAACTGATAACTTTTCACCATCTACAAATAGTGGGTCTGCGTGTACAGTAACAAGACCACCAATAAGTGGTGACGGAACTGTAATTGATGCATCTATCTTTGGTGTGACATCTGGTGAATCATTAGGTGGTGTAGATAATATTACAAGTATTGCAGTAAATGAAGATGGTGCAAGATACGTTCAAGCACCCACAATTACTATTGCAGCTCCAACTACACGAACTATTGCAACTGCAAAGGTTTCAACTACTGATGATACGATTACTGTAGATGCTGGACACAATATGCGAACTGGTACAAAGTTAACTTACACTTCTGGTGGTACAAATATGACTGTAGGTGGTTCAAACCTTGCAGATGGTACTGCTGTATTTGTAATCAATACTGGTTCAACTACTGCATTTAAGATTGCATCTAATCTAGCTAATGCACTTGCTGGAACTGCATTAGATATTGATGGTGCTGGTAACAACGCACAAACATTTGTAGGTGACACTGCAACTGCAACTGCGACTGTTTCTGGTGGAGTGGTAACTGGAATAACAGTATCAGCAGTTGGTTCTGACTATCAGGCAGCTCCTGCTGTAACAGTTGAAGTTCCAAAAATGACTATACCTACAAGTGCAGTAAACGCTGGTACAGATGTTATCACATTCGCTGGACATGGTTTATCTGATACAGACCAGATTACTTACAACCAAGTTGGTGGTGGTACTTTGATGAGTAACGTAACCGATGGTCAAACTGTTTTCGTAAGAGATAAGACTGACAATACTTTCAAGATTGCAGCTACTTCTGGTGGAACTGCAATTGATATCGGTACTGGTCATAACGCACAAACCTTTACAATTGTAACTGGTGCGACTCAAGGAACTGCTGTTGCAAACCTTGGTCTTGGTGTCGATGGTGATGATGACCGAAGAGAAATTGCACACGTTGGTTGGGTAAAACGAACTGTAGGTACTGGTGGTCGTGCTGGTAGAGTTCACTATGAAACTCTAGTTGCAGCCTCAAGTATATCTGGTGATGCAGAGGATATTGCAACCCCAGATAGTTAATATATAATTATATAATTTTTAATAATGGAGATAAAATATGCCTCAATTGACTGAGACTGAAATTAATATTCGTAAACAAACACTGGAAAGTGATTTACAACAAGTGAAAGAAAGTTTGAATAAACTTGATGCAGAAAGAACAAATTTAGTTGCACAGCACCACGCAATTAGTGGTGCTATACAACAATGTGATTTGTTTCTAACTGAATTAGAGGTGGTGTCGGAAACTACCGACAGTAGCATTCCCAAAAGTAAAAAGGGTTAATAGGAGAAACTAAATGGCTGATAAGAAAATAACTGCACTTACCGATTTAGGTAACGCAATTGCTGGTGAAGATTTACTTCATGTAATTGATGACCCATCTGGTACACCAGTAAATAAGAAAATTAGTGTTGCAAATGTATTCAATAATATTCCAACATACATTGGATTAGACGGAACTGCACAAAATATTACTGGTACAACTGCACCAAGTGTGGCAACATCAATAAGTACGATTGATTTGAGTAGTGCATCCAATAGTACAACAGCAACTGGAACACTTGCAGATGGAACAAATGGACAAGTGAAAATCTTTGTTATGACAACTGCACCATCAACTGGTTCATCATATCGTATAACTGTGACAAACTGGGGTTCAACTGCAACTGGTACTGCACAACTACAATTTAATGCGATTGGTGAATCTGCGACTTGTTTATTTACAAATAGCAAATGGTATGTAATTGCAAGTAATGGAAGTGTTGTTAACTAAGGAGATTTGATATGGTCGAACCAATTAGATATGGTGCTGGTGGTGTACCTATGGTAAATCAATCAACACCAAAGAAAGTAGAGGTTGCACAAAAGACTGCAACTACTAAAAAGGAAAAAAAGTCACTACAAGAGATTTATCCACAACCAGAAGATGAAGATGGTTTTGATGAAGAACACAGTGACGGAGCAAAAAAATGAAAACTTTTTTAGAATATTCATCTATCAAGGGTGATGAAAATGTACACATTGATGAGGATGGTAATCTATTTGATATAAATGATGATTCTGTAGTAGAGAAACTTAATGCATATGTAGGTTCAATTGGAATAAGAGAATATCTTAATCCAGAAGCTGCAGTAAATGAGTTACGACAAAAGTTGATGCGAATAGGATTACATTTTGGAGATGTGCAATTTACTGGAGAAAGTGGTGAAATGTCTATGCCTATTATTGCAAGAGGTGGTAAGTTTGGAAAAGAATTAGACACACCTATGGACGAGTTTGTAGATGAACCAGAGAGTGGTAGAAGTATCAACTTTGTTTTTGAAAGACTTGCAACTGGAACACATAAGGTATTTGCACAAATTTCTTAAATGTTTGAAAAAATAACGAATGATAATGTTTTACTATTTGCATTACGACACTATGATAATCCACAATGTGAAGGTGAAAAAGAGTTTTATGATGACATGAAACGATTTAAGTACATCAAACGATTACTTAAAAAGTATAAAGTTGATGGTATCGTTAAGGAAAGATTACTACTCAATCATATCATCATATTAAATAATGTATTCGGGCCTGATGCGGCTTCTACTTTATTATTATTCAAAATTGAACCAGAACATTGGCCCCAACTTAAATCTTTTTTAGTGTTCTTAAATATGTTACCAGAACATGAATTAAAAGAGATTGATGATGATGAACATATATCTGAGGTTTTAAGGAAACTATAATGGGAAGAGCGATAGACTTATTTGTTACCTACAGATTTTTAAAAATCTTGGTAACACCTTTTGAGAAACAAGAGGCATATAAACTTGGTATCATCGACAAAGATGGTAATCGTACTCTTGTTCCAGGCACAACAAACAAACCCACTATCCTAAACACTGCAAAAGAAAAGAATTCTTATACAGTTCTTCACAAATTAGTTTTCAATATTAAAAAGTTATTTGCAAAAATTCCAGGCTTGAGAACCAAGTTAGGAACATATGCAGCTGCATTGTTTTTATTGAAGGATACTTTTAAAGAAGATGTTGACCCACAAATGTGGGAAAAACAATTTATGAAGTATATTAAAGAAAACAATATTGAATTAGATGATACAATATCTGAAGAAGTTACTCTAGACGATGGTAAACTACCAAAGGGAATATATAAGCTTAAACAAGATATTACTTTTGACAAAGAGGATGCAGACTCCCCAGATGCATTAGAAGGTGATGAGGTTCAAGTATTTGATGCAACATCACCATCTGATACAGTTTTGGGTGTGGAAATCTATCCAGTTATACATATACCAACACAAACAAAAATATATGTAAGCACTGAAGATATAGAAGAAGTCGGATTAGAGGATTTAGAACTATGATAAAATTTAATGATATAATGCAAAAATTCTACGATGATGAAAGGTTAGGTATTCAATCAGAAGATGCACCAGCAAACTCTGTCGCTGGTGGTGGGGTTTCTCTCCCTGCTGATGCAGTAAGTAAAAAGAAACAAAAAGAAATGCAAAAGAAACCTTATGATGGTAGAACAAAAGAAGCAAGAGCTTTCATGAGTAGAATGTTAGAACTTAGAAAGAAAAGAGATGAGACTTTTAGGAATTCTGTAAAGGAAAATATCGAGTCTTTTGGAAACGAATATCTGTTTGAAGCAAATGTAGATATTTTACAAAAGATTGTAAAAGACAAACAGAATAATAAAATCAAACTGAAAGATGGTACTCTTAGAATTGACTTGTTTTCTGCATCTGCATTGACACAAGCACTTGACAAAGTAAAACCAGATACAAAGAAGAAGATGGAAGATATCATCAACTCTGGTAGTAAGGGTCAATTGATGAAACTTCTTAGTGTAATAATGAAGTAATGATACACGCATTTGTTCTTGTGTTTATATTAGGTGGTGCTGAACAAAGAGGTCAACCTATGTATTTTATTGACGTTAATAGGTGTAATTATTTTGCATCTAGAATAGTTAAGAGGTATGGTAATTACCACTATTCTGCACAAGTTCCCCCAGAACATAAAGCAACTGCATACTGTAAACCAGTGTTTATAGATAGAAACACACAAGGATTGTATAACTAATGGTCGGACAATATAACATAATGTATCCAGTTGCAGACTTAAATGCAATGAAATTAAACCTCGTTGCGAAGGCGACTAAACGTATTGCAAGAAAGAAAGGACAACACCAAAATAGTCCTAGTCACTCTGACTTGTATACTGATGAGAATCCAAAGGGTACGATACATGGTTTAAAGTTTGCAACAGTACAAGATGCAAAAGATAGTGTAAAGAAGATAGAGAGTTCTGGTAAGTCACACGCACACAAGATACAAGCTGCAATCGCAATGGAACAACGTGCAAGAGTAATGGGTAAGACAGCAGAAGCTGGTATCTATCGTGCGTATATTGAAAAGATGAAAAAGATTACGAAACAAAGAAATGAGGATTTTACCCAGAGAGATGTTAACGATTTAGAAAAGTTTGCAGATAGAATACTAAAGAAGTATGACATAGATGTGGAGTTTACAAGACATTTCGTAGACAGACTGAATGACCCCAGAAACAGTCCAGAGATAAAAGTCGCAGAGTTACAGAAGTTTTTTAAAAAGATACAGAGGAACAAAGGTAGAAATATTAGAAATAATCCAGATGTAGAAGCAGTTCTAAAAGATATGTCTACAAATCTGAATTTACCAGTCGTTATTAAAACAAGAGGTGATGAGTTTGTTGTTACAAATAAAACCATCATGAGAAAGAAAGATTTTAAAACGACTAGTAAAGTAATTAATTATGAGCGAAAGTGGAGTGACAAGTACAAAAGTAGTATAGACTGTGATAATCCAAAAGGGTTCTCACAAAAAGCTCACTGTCAAGGGAGAAACAAATAATGCAAATAGGAACAGTCACTAATCAATATATAAACAATTATCATAATACTGCAACTGTCCAAACTTACAATGACCAACAAGTAAGACAAGTTCAAGATATGTCTGAGACACGACTAATGAAGTATCAACAAGAACAATATCGTGAACAACAAAGATGGTTAGCATATATCATGATGATGCAGTTCTTTGCTAAAGAGAATATGTGGTCATTGTTAAATCAAATGAAAATACAAAGAACACTTGATATCACAGCATAAGGAGAAAAGCATGATTAAATGGATTAAAGGAAGAATCGGAGAGAGAACTACATGGGATGGTGCAGTATGTGTTGCACTAGGACTCATGATACTTTTCATGGCACCACTTGCAAAGATTGCCGCTGGAGTTGCAATCGTGTGGGGTCTTTGGACTATGTGGAAGTCTGAATAATGGAAGAGAACAATATAGTCATAGAACAAACGACTGGTGATATTGCTGGGGGTAAATCCATCAATATTGGAACTGGTGGTGAGTCTATGGGAGATGTTCAAGCAGGGATAGAGTTCGTCTATCATATGCGAGAACACCTTGTAGATATAGGTGTTGCAACTATCTATGCATTAGTTGTATATGCAGCTGTTCTCTACATAAAGAGAAGAATTGACAATCTATAAGAGGTAATGATGTTACGAGTATATTTGATTATAATTATTTTAGGAGTTCTTAGTACTGGTGCGTATGCAGCCAAATATTACTATGATACTACTCAAGCAAAAATTGCACAATTAAGAGAAAACAATGTAAAGTTAGAAGTTGCAAATGAAGAGAACCAACAAACCATAAAGAAGATGGGTGAGGATAAACAACGTCTAAATGCATTAACAGACCAATTAAGTGCAGATTTAAGAAAAGCAGAAGAGTATGGTGACCAACTAAGAGATACTTTAAACAAACACGATTTAACCCATCTTGCAAATAAGAAGCCTGGGTTGATTGAAAAGAGGATGCAAAATGCGACAGATAAACTTTGGGATGACCTTGAGTCTATTACTAGCGACAACACTACTGATTAGTGGTTGTTCTAGTTTTTATAAACCAGAAAAGGAAATTGTTACGATAACAAAGTTGGTTGAACGAGAGATACCAACTGTACCACATCCAAAAACTGTGCAAATGAATGACGTAAAAGTATATGTCGTTTCACCATCCGAAAATTACGAGGATTTTATTAAAGAGTTTTCAAAGAAGAATGGTACTGACTCGTATGTTGCAATCTCTGTCAAGGACTATGAAAATCTGTCGAAAAACTTTGCCGAGTTGAGAAGATACATTGACCAACAAAAGCAAATCATTCTCTATTACGAGGAGGCAGTAAAACCAAATGACCCAAAACCTACCGAATAAAGCACATATCATGGCCGAGTTGTCTGCGGCCGCATATCAAGAACCAGATATTGCAAAAAGAGTATTCCAACAATTTAACTTTAATGACTACAAGTTCATTTCAAGACATGGAGCGCAATGTTATGTTATCTGGAGAGAAACAGACATAGTAATTATCTTTAGAGGTACAGAACCAAAACAATGGTCTGATATCAAAGCAGACCTAGATGCAAGACAACGAACTGGTCTACACAATCATGGTAAAGTTCATAAAGGATTTCAAGGTGAATTAGAAAAAGTGTGGCATGATTTAATACGTCAAGTCAACTACGTTCTAGAAGGAAGTTATGATATTGATATTCATATTACTGGACACTCACTTGGTGGTGCGATGGCGACTATCTGTGCGAAAAGATTAGACGAAGAGTTAGATAATGTTTGTTGTCTTTATACTTTTGGTTCACCAAGGGTAGGAAATAAGAAGTGGTGTAAATCATTACAAGTACCACACTATCGTTTTCAAAACAACAATGACATGGTTTGCAAAGTTCCATTTTGGATTATGGGATACAGACATCATGGTAAAAATGTATACATAAATTATAAAGGAAAGATTGTGAAGTATAGATGGTGGAGAAGAGTAATTGATAACTTGCGTGGACGATTAAGAGCGTTGACTAAGTTTCAACTATTCGATGGTATCTATGACCACGATATTTCAACATATGCAAAGAGGGTAAACAATGTGGTTCTGGATGATTAGTGCAATAAGTGGTTCTATATTAGGGAGTGCAACTTCATCGTGGTTTGAGAAAACTGCAATGGGTAGATGGTTCTATGAAAAGATGGACAATATCTATAACTGGGCTGCAGATAGATATGGTCTGGAAGTTCTAAAGTCTGAGGATAAGTGGAGAAAGAAATATCCAAATATTGCAAATAAAATGGATGACTTGGAACGGAGATTGCATAAGTTAGAGAATGTACAAAAAACTGACAAACCTAAACGACAAATTAATATGCCCGTCAAATCGTTGACAAGGACTAAATAGTAATATGACAAATGTAGAAACAGAACTTGCCCTTCTTAAAAGAGAAGTAAATGACATGAAACAAATTCATGTGAGGCTTGATACTGCGATTGAAAAGATTGCAGATGTTTCTTCATCTCTTAAAACCATCATGTCTGTTCACGAAGAAAAGATTATCAGACAAGAGGAAGCACTCGACCAGCAGGAGAAACAGTTGAGGGATAATATTCAAGAACTACATTCTCGTATTACTACTAATGCAAAAGATAGTACCAGACACATGAACGAAATGGAAAGACGATTACAAGAGGAGTTTTCACGACTCCGAAGTGATTTGAGTAGTAGAGTTGGTGTGTTAGAAAAATGGAAATGGGTTATTATTGGTGGTTCTATTGTCGCTGGGTTTATTCTACAAAAACTAATTTCAATAAATATCTGACTTGACTTTTAGTCGAATATAGTATATTATGAGTAACTATGAATACATATGTGGATGTGAAGTATCTCAACTTAATGTCACACCGATTAGAAAGGTTCTCCAAGAAAGGAGATAACCTTTGGAATTTTCGTTGTCCTTATTGTGGAGATTCAGAGAAAAACAAATCGAAGGCCAGGGGTTATGTTTATAGGGTGAAGGTAGACCTATTCTATAAATGTCACAACTGTGGAAAGGGAACTAACTTACCGAATTTAATTCGTGAAGTTGACGAATCCCTATATAAAGAATACTTGTTTGAAAGATATAAGGGTGTCGATAAGTCTGAGACTGTAATAGAAAAATTTACAACCAGACCTCTTTTCCTAAAGGGTAAATCGCCTCTTAAATCTAACTTGATAAAGAAGATATCTTCATTAAGTCATAATCATTATGCAAAGAAGTATGTAGAGAAAAGACGTATTCCGTCTGATAAACATTATCTTCTCTATCATACTGACTCTTTTGAGAAATGGTCTAATGAATGGTGTCCTAACAAGTTAGATGATAATAATGATACTGCAAGGTTAATTATACCTTGTATTGATGAAACGAATAAATTTTTTGCGTGTCAAGGAAGAACCTATGATTTTAACACAAATCAATTACGATATCAAACTAGTAAAGTTGATAAAGACAGGCAAATTATCTTTGGTCAAGACAGACTTAATCCAGACATACCAAAATACGCAGTAGAAGGCCCGATTGATTCACTCTTTGTGGACAACTGTGTCGCTGTACTTGGTTTCAATAAGTTTAAGTTACTGTCACAAGATTATACGATACTACCAGATAATGACAGACGGAATTATGAGGTATTAAGTAATCTTAAAAACCGAATAGAAGACGGATATAAGGTTGTTCTATGGCCTGATGAAATTGAAGAGAAAGATATTAATGATATGATTACGTCTGGAACAACAAAAGAGCAGTTAAAAACTATAATAGAAAATAACACATATCAAGGTAACATGGCCTTGTTAAAATTTACAACTTGGAGTAAGAGGAATGTCTAATCAATTACCAACACAATATCAACAATTCATTCATCTTTCAAGATACTCTCGTTGGTTACCAGATGAAGGTAGACGAGAAACTTGGAATGAAACAGTAGGAAGATACTTTAACTTTTTCAAAGAACATCTAAAAGAAATGCATGATTTTGAAATGGATTCTAAAACTGAAAGGGAACTTGAAGAAGGAGTCATGGATACATCTGTAATGCCTTCTATGAGGTGTTTAATGACCGCTGGAGAGGCATTACGAAGGGAAAATATTGCTGGATACAATTGTTCTTATGTTGCAGTTGATAGGGTTGCAGCCTTTGATGAAATCCTCTATGTGTTGATGAATGGTACTGGTGTTGGTTTTTCTGTTGAAAGACAATTTACTACAAAACTTCCAGTTGTTGCAGAAGAGTTTTACCATTCAGATACAATGATTACTGTTGCAGATAGTAAACTAGGTTGGGCGAAAGCACTCAAAGAACTAATCGGTATGTTGTATATCGGTCAAATACCAAAGTGGGATTTATCAAAGGTACGTCCTGCTGGTGCTCCACTTAAAACATTTGGTGGTCGTGCGTCTGGCCCAGAACCATTAGAAAGATTATTTCAATTCTGTTCAACAACATTCCAAAATGCAAAAGGTACAAAACTATCATCACTACAATGTCATGATATTGTATGTAAGATTGCAGAGATTGTTGTGGTGGGTGGTGTTCGTAGAAGCGCATTGATATCATTATCTAACCTATCAGACGATAGGATGCGTCATGCAAAATCTGGTCAATGGTGGGAACAGAACGCACAGAGAGCACTTGCAAATAACTCTGCGTGTTATACAGAGAAACCAGATATTGGTATATTCATGGACGAGTGGAAAGCACTCTATGATTCAAAGTCTGGTGAAAGAGGTATCTTCAATCGTGAGTCTGCAAATAAGATGGCTGCAAAGAATGGTCGAAGAACTATTGATGGTCATGAGTTTGGAACAAACCCTTGTTCTGAAATCATATTGAGAGATAGAGAGTTCTGTAATCTTTCAGAGGTTGTTGTCAGACCAAACGATACAGAGGAAACTCTTTTGAAGAAAGTAGAACTTGCAACGATTCTGGGTACATTTCAATCAACACTAGTAAACTTTAAATATGTTTCTAATATGTGGAGAAAGAACTGTTCTGAAGAAAGATTACTTGGTGTATCACTCACTGGTATTATGGACTGTGTTCTTACGAATGGTAAACAAGGTGGTGTTGCATTAGAATCACTTCTTAACAAACTAAGAAAACACGCAGTGGAAACAAATAAAAAGTGGGCGAAAAAGATTGGTATCAGTCGTGCAGCTGCAATCACTTGTGTAAAACCATCTGGTACAGTATCACAACTCGTAGATGCAGCCTCTGGTATTCATGCAAGACATAACGAATACTACATTCGTACAGTAAGAGGTGATAAGAAAGACCCATTGACCCAGATGATGTCTGATGCTGGATTTCCAGTAGAGGATGATGTAATGAATCCAAGTCACACTGCTGTGTTTTCTTTTCCAATGAAAGTAGATAAGGGTGCAGTATTCAGAACAGATATGACTGCAATAGAACAACTTGAGTTGTGGTTGGTGTATCAAAAACATTGGTGTGAACATAAACCATCTGTGACTATATCTGTAAAAGAAGATGAGTGGATGGAAGTTGGTGCATGGGTGTATAAACACTTTGATTGGATGAGTGGTGTAAGTTTCTTACCATTTTCGGAACATACATATAAACAAGCACCTTATCAAGATTGTGATAAGGAAGAGTACGAAAAGATACTCAAGAGTATGCCGAAGATTGTAGATTGGTCGCTACTAGGTGAATATGAAAAACAAGATATGACTATCGGCTCTCAAGAACTTGCTTGTTCTGCGGCTGGTGGTTGTGAGATATGAAACTAATTGTATGTGAGTCATGTGACGCTGAGTTTAAAATAAAACACACGATGGACAAAAGATTATATAACGAAAGATTTTGTCCATTTTGTGGTGATGCAATAAAAGAAGAAATGGAAGATATAATAGAGGATTACGAAGATGAATATGAATAACTGTATATGTACAAGTTGTAACCATGATGACCATTGTTACGAAACTTGTAAAAAAGAAAATTGTGAATGTGAAGTGTGTGAGTGTGTATGTTGTAATGAAGTGACTGCCGATGATGGGATGTAGAAACTGTGGTCATAACTCACATTGTGGATTACCATTAAGAGATGTTGGATTATTTGGAAGAGAAAATTCAGATAGTCTAGGTGCAATAATATGTCACAATTGTATTTGTGAGAAATGTGAAAAAGATTATGCAAAATGGTCTAAGACTTCAGACCAATATAGTGAATGGGTAGATGATGAAGATAGTTATACGGATGAAAGAATTGTATGAAAACGCAAAGTGCGAAGGCGAAAGGTCGCAGACTCCAACAATGGTTTCGTGACCAATTGATTGAAAAATTAGAGGTACATCCAGAGGACATTGAATCAAGGTCAATGGGTGCTGGTGGAGAAGATTTAATTATGGCGAGGGCTGCAAGAGAGAAGTTCCCTTATTCTGTTGAATGTAAAAACCAAGAAAAACTAAACATCTGGGAATCATATTCTCAAGCAGTCGATAATTGTAAAGACTACGAACCAGTGGTTGTTATTAAAAGAAACAATCATAAAGCACTGGTTGTGGTTGACGCAGAATATTTTGTAGGACTGCACAAGAATGAGAAGATATGATTATAAGAATCATGTACTTGAACTTAAAGGAAGTAAGGGTACACTGTACACAGACGATAAACTCCTTTTTAGAGGTGATGGATATATTGCAATCAAGATGTTCATTGATAAATCTGAACGTGACCCAAACGTGGTAAAGATATTCAGAGCACAACTTGATATGCGAGAAGATTGTAAATATAAAATACAAGATGAGGTGATGAGAAGAAAAAAAGAAGAAGAAATGATGCGACAAGCGAACCAACCAAAGAGTGTTTCCAAAAAGAAAAAATAGATATGCAAATTTGGAATGGATGTCTTGTTATAAATAGTACCGATAGTTTAAGTCTGAACTATCTTTTTCAAAAATAAAGGAGAACAGAATGTCTGTGGCAGAAGCCGTATACGAAGGAACGTGTCATATATGTGACGCAGTGAAATCTTCCTTCTTAAAAATATTTTATAATATACAAAGAGGAAGACAGTTAAGTGCAAACCAAAGAATATTTCAAGAGATGATGCACATTGATAGAGATGCTGGTTATCACTTAGCAAATTTGAATGAAAGAACCAACCAAGAATATGACCAGAAAATTAGTGAATTGAGAACTGGTTTTAAATGGGGTTGGGAAGATAACGGAGAAGATTAATATGAAATTTTATTTACCATTTTTTGTAGTAGTTATGATGTGTACCATGTTATTATCATCAGTTCATTCAGAAGAAGTTGTAGAGCCAACTTTGACGATTGAGATGTTGAATAAAAGAGATAAAGAGAAGATGTTGTATAGTGATGAACTTGTTAGAGTTGAGGTAGGTGACACGATTAGTTGGGTGCCTACATCAAAAGGACACAATGTTCAGTTTGTATCTGTACCAGAGGGTGTAGAAAAAGTAAAGAGTAAACTAAGTAAAGAATTCTCCTATACTTTTGAAACTGAGGGTGTGTATCTTTATCTATGTACTCCCCATGCTGGAATGGGAATGATTGGATTAGTCGTTGTGGGTGATTCGCTAGATAACCTAAAATCGGTGAAAAAACACAAATTAATGGGTAAATCCAAGAAAAAGTTCAAAAAACTTCTAAAAAATATTTAAAAAAAATACTAAACCCTTGATTTTCAAGGGTTTTTTTTTACCTTTTTTACTTGACATTGTTCTCAGAACATGGTACATTCTATATGTAATCAAGAGAAAGAGAATCAATGTTAGAACAATACGAAAATGAAATCAAGGTCTGGGAAAAAGAACTTGCTAAGTTAGAGAAAATGAAGAAGACGCCAGGTATTGGTTATGCAAAAATTGTTGCGAAAAAAAAGATTGCAGTATACAAAGATATTGTTAATGAAATGAAGTTAATACTTGCTATATAAGAAAGGTAAAAATATGGGAATGTCAAGTTACGTTTTAGATTGTGAAGAAAAGTTTTGGGATGGTGTTGTAGACATCATCAAAGAGTCAGATACTATTCAAGAAGCAACTGGAAAGGCTATGGAACTTTGGAAGAAAGAAGTTCCCTTCTTAGATGAAGATGATGTGTTTGGTCAAGTCGAAGATTATTGGCAAGACTTTTGGTCAAATTATCTTTAAATAGTTGTTGACATATTATGAGAATATGTTATTATAATAGTGTAAGTGATTCGTTTTTAATATGAAAGGTAAAATATGTTTGATAATTTAAAAAATTGTGTTGTTAAAGATTTAAATGAGTTGTCTAAGTTGGGTGTGGATATAGGGTCTGCATTAACCAAGGTCAATGCTGGTTTCTTTGACGAAGACATTCAAAATTGGTCTGAGGGTGGTTGCTCAACTACCGAAGCAACTGACATTATATTAGTTATGTCAACACTATGAAAATAGTTGTTGACAAATATTGTCAATATGTTATTATAATAGTGTAAGTGATTCGTTTTTAATATGAAAGAAAGTGAGAAAAATATGAAATACATTGTCTATCCTACATTGGGAAAAAAGTCTAACAAGGTTGAATTCGATACTGCGAAAGATGCCGTAAAGTGGTCGAAAGACAACATCCATGCATTTGATTATGTCAAGGAAAAGAAGGATGAGTGGGAAGACTTGTTCTATGAGTTGTTGGTCGGTATTGATAAGGGTGAAGGCCCTATGACCCTTGATGAATATTTCTTGACGAAAGGAGAAGTTATAGATGTCTAATTTTGTTGCGTGTGATTCTATTGATGTTAATGGTACTTCCTACCAAGGAGTTATCAATACGACATTTGATGATATAGTAAATAAGTTTGGTGAACCTACATATACGGATGCATCACCATACGAGAAAGTCAATGCACAATGGTCATTACAGTTTGATGTTCCTACCGAAGATGGTGAGGACTACGAGTTAGTGACTGCTACTATTTACAATTGGAAACTAGGATATATACCTACTGATAAGTATGAGTGGCACATTGGTGGATTTGATTTCAATTCAGTTGACTTAGTTCAAGGTGTACTTGACTCCTAAGTAATACTGTGATAGAATAATAATAAACTTGGAGAGGTACTAGTTGCCTCTCCCATTGTATAGGAGCATTATGAAATATAATAATAAAAGAAACTTTCAAAAGAAAGATAAATATAATAAGGAACTGAGTGGAATGACAGTATCAGTTCGACAAGTAAAGAATAAAGATGGTGAACTTGTTTCAGATGTAAATGGTGCATTACGAGTTCTTAAAAAGAGAATGATGAAAGATGGGTTCTTTCAGACACTAAGAGAAAGAAGTCATTTTACAAGTAAGGGTGAACAGAAACGAAAAGCAAAAGCTGCTGGTCGTAGACGATGGTTAAAGAAGATAGAAAAAAGAAAAACGGAGTTCGGTTATTGACAAATAATATCGTAAAATTTCCCAAGAATTTTAAGGGAAAGAAATCACCAAAGATTGTGGATTTGGATGCAGTTAGGGTTCAAGAGGATATTCGATTCTGTGATGAACTTGTTGAGGGCCTAATGGTCAATCTAATTCATAATGTTGGTGAAAATGGATTCGATATAAAGAAAGATAAATTCATTGGAGATATTAGTTTTCTCAATGAAGCAGTAAGAGGTGCTCTCTATCGACAAATGGGTTTTGGTCACCCAATGCAAGGTTTTATGGATATGATTGTAAAGACCGAAAAAGATGATAGAGAAATTTTGACAAGGGTTGATTTAGATTTAATTGATAGAATGAATAAATCAAATCCTAAAGATGATGGTAACGGAGATGATATTAGTTGATATGAATCAAGTGACACTATCAAATTTGATGGTGCAGATTGGTGGAAAAAATACAGTAGACCCAGACCTAGTTAGGCATATGGTTCTAAATTCTCTTAGAAGTTATCGAACTAAATTTACAGAAGAGTTCGGTGAACTAGTCTTGTGTTATGATAACAAGACTAATTGGAGAAGAGATGTATTTCCTAATTATAAACATAGTCGAAGAAAAGACAGAAAAAGTTCTAAATTAGATTGGAATGCTATCTTTGATACATTGCATTTAATTCGTGACGAACTTGTAGAATATTTCCCATACAAAGTACTAGAAGTAGAAAATGCAGAAGCAGATGATATTATTGCATCTGTTGTATTTCATGTTGCATCAGAACCAAAGAACTATGAAAAGGTATTGATACTCTCTGGAGACAAGGATTTCATACAGTTACAGAAACACAAATTTGTATCTCAATATAGTCCTATACAAAAGAAATTCATGAATGGTGTAGACCCTACTACATATATTAAGACACATATACTTCAAGGTGATAGGAGTGATGGTGTTCCAAACTTCTTATCACCAGATAATACTTTTGTAGATGAGTTACGACAAAAACCTATCTCTAAAAGAAAACTTGAAACTTGGATTGATTTGGAGCCTGAAGACTTCTGTAATGAGAACATGATGAGAAACTATCATAGAAACAGAACTTTAATAGACTTGGATTATATTCCAAAAGAAATAGTTGATTTGTGCATCAAGACGTTTATAGATGCAGAACATAAGGATAGAAAGAATCTACTAAATTATTTTGTAAAGTATAGATTAAGAAACCTAACAGAGAATATTGGAGACTTTTAATGGTAGTAAAAACTTACACTCCTAGTCTTGCAGAAGTTCTAACTAAAGTGAACAATGCAAAAACTAAGGATAAAAAAATTGCAATTCTAAAAGAGAATGATAGTGAAGCTCTCAGAGCGATTATCAAATCATCTTTCGACCCAAACATTCAGTGGGTCATGCCTGAGGGTGATGTTCCTTATAAACCAAATGATGTTCCAGAAGGAACAGAACATACTAGACTCAATCAAGAGTACAGACAACTCTGGCACTATATTAAAGGTGCAGACGCAAAAACCCCACAGTTTAGAAAAGAACAAATGTTTGTTCAATTACTAGAGGGTTTACATATTGATGAAGCAAAAGTTTTATGTCATGCAAAAGATAAAGTTCTTCATCAAAAGTACAAAGGACTATCTGATAATGTAGTGAAAGAGGCCTTTGGTTGGAATGAGAATTATACTAGGGCGACTTGACTTTTACAGTTGATTCGTGTATAACTATAGATGTGATACCAAACTCCTCTCTCTCACTTACAAGGTATCACACCAAAGATAGGGGGTTTCCTTTCTCCCCCTATCTTTTTTATTATTTACTTGACAAATGTTATGAAAACATGGTATCATTAAGTATAAATGAGAGAGAGTGATTCGTTATGAACATGGTAGAAGTAATTGGTGGAAATAGGACGCAGAGAGAAATCTGTCATAATGTGGTTTCTCATATAATTAGTCTTTTACTCCCCAGATACAGAACATTAGATATCACTGTTACGTTGAAGACGTTACATGGTGATGCACTTGGTTATTGTATGATGGAAGAGAATAACCGAACCTTTGAAATTGAACTTCATAATAAAGTTAGTATAAAAGAATTAGTGACAAATCTTTGTCATGAAATGGTACATCTAAAACAGTATGCAAGAAAAGAAATGAATGATGGTGATGTACAAAGTGGTAGTGCTGTTTGGAAAGGTAGAAAAGTAAACCCTAATACGGACTACTACAACCTACCTTGGGAAAAAGAAGCCTACAGAATGGAAAAGTGTCTTTCAAATAGTGTTTGGGTAAATGATGTTATTTGACTTGACAATGTTATCAGAACATGGTATAGTGATTCTATAAGATAAAGAAAGTGAGAAAAAAATGATAAGTGAAACAGTAGAGAATATTGCAAGAATGAATATCCAAGAAAGAGATTCATTTGTCAAGACACTCGTTACAAAGTGGCCTGACCTTGCAACTAGTGTAAATAATATGATAACACTAGAACAGATGGTTCAAGATAAGTTATACGAGAAACATCTAAATGAACAGGCAGAATCTTTTGATATACAAAAGGCTGCAGAAAATGGAACTAAATTATATTAATGGAGAAAGTGATGAAATATAAAGTTTATCAAATACATTTAACCGATGCAGAGTATGACATGGTTAATGCAAAAGGTCATGATTCAGTTGAGAAACAAACACTGAAACTTGATATGGGTTTAATGAAGTCTGATACTAAAGCTATCGCACAAGAAGCGTTTGACAAGGGTTATTATACACACGTTTCAAATATTACTGCACCAAGTCTAGATAAAGTATTTGAGTATGGTAACATTGGCCCAGAGGAAAACATTCAAAGATTATCCCCAATGTATTCAGTTAGTGTTGGTGATGTTATTGAGGATGAGAGTGGTGTTAAAAATGTTGTTGCGAGTTTTGGTTTTGAAACATTAGAGAAGGAGGCTGCATAATGTCAGTAGTTGCAAAAGGTAGACAAGGTACTACAGTAATAGACCTTGATGGTTCACAAGGGAACGCATTTGTTCTTTTGGGTATCGCTGGACAAACCATGAGAGAAAGTGGTTTTGACAAAAAGATGCAAGATAGTATTTTGAATGAGATGAAGTCTGGTGATTATATCAATCTTCTAAAAACATTTGAAAAGTATTTTGGTAGTGCATATACTTTACAAACATCTAATCCAGCGTATCTTGACGCATTTATGGTAGAGAAGTCTGCATGATTTTAGAAACTGCATTTTTATGTCTTGCACTCAATACTTATCATGAGGCGAAGAATCAATCCATGATAGGACAGATTGCAACGGCACAAGTAGTCATGAACAGAGTTGAGGATAGTAGATATCCTAACACTGTTTGTGAAGTAGTTAAACAAGGCCCGACAAGAACTTCATGGAAAGACCCAAGTAAACGGATTCCAGTAAAACACAGATGTCAATTTAGCTGGTACTGCGATGGTAAAAGCGATGTTCCTAGAAATAAAAAAGCATGGAAGAAAGCACAAGACTATGCATATCTTGTTCTAAACAATAGAATACAGATAGATGTTACAGAAGGTGCAACACATTATCATGCAACTTATGTAAAACCAAGTTGGGCAAAAACAAAGACTAGAACAACAAGAATTGAAACACATATATTTTATAGATGGGAAAAGTGATGTTAAAAGATTATACACGAAAATATAATATGTTCAATGGACATGGATGGGTATATGAATTTGAAAATGGATATGGTGCATCTGTAATTAAACATGATGCGTCTTATGGTGGTAAACAAGGATTGTATGAAATTGCAGTACTTGACTCCAAGGGTGAGTTTTGTTATACTACAGACATTACTGATGATGTAGTTGGATTTGCATCTGAAGAAACAGTATATGAAACTTTAGATAGGATTAAGTCGTTATGAATTTATTTTGGTTAGATGAAGACCCATTCAAGTCTATTGAATACCATTGTGATAAACACATTGTCAAGATGCCCACAGAGTACAAACAAATGTTGAGTACTGCACATAGGGTTCTTGATGGTGAAATGTATATTGATAGAACTGCAAATGGTCGTAGGATAAAAAGATGGAAACTCAAAGATAGAAAGATGGACAAGGCTCTTTATCTTGCTGGTCATGTAAATCACCCAACGAACATATGGGTTAGAATGTGTAGAGAAAACTATGCAGTAATGTTTACTTATTATAAGTTGATTTGTGACGAGTATACATATAGGTATGGAAGAGAACATGGTGCGAAGGAGAACTGGCACTTATTAAGAGAACCACCAAAGAATATGCCTTCTTGTGTAATGGGTCACACTCCAGTACCACAAGCGATGCAGGCATTTCCAGAGTGTATGGTTGAGGGTGATACAGTACAGGCGTATCGAAACTTTTATAATACTGCAAAAAGGAGATTTGCAACATGGAGAGAACGTCCGACACCGAATTGGTTTATGACCCAGAACCACCCAGATACTATGATTGGATACTCTGGAAGATGAGACAAGAAAGGAATAATATGTCAGATGACATTTTAGATGACCCAACTGATGATGTTACAAAAGGTGACTTATATGGTTGGATACAAGATTCAGAAAAACCTCATATGTCAAAAGAGGATTTATTTCGTAAAGAAATTGCAGAAATGCAAAAAACTAATCATATCTTGATGATGCGTGTTAAAGAACAAGCAGAAGAGATTTCTAAATTACAGAAGAAGTTAGATGCCAAGTTATAGTTTTAAAAACACCGAAACTGGTGAGGAATGGGAAGATATAATTTCCATATCAGAGAGAGAAAAGTTCTTAGAACAAAATCCACACATTCAACAGTTGCCTTCTAAGGTATCTATCGTTGGTGGACATGGTGATAGAATTAAAAATGATGGTGGATGGAAAGAGAATATGTCTAGAATTGCAGAAGCACATCCAGGCTCTCCTCTTGCATCACGATATGGTAAGGATTCTACAAAGAACATAAATACTAGAAACGTATTGAAAAAACACAAGGTATTATAATGGCGAAAAAACAAGATGTAAAAATTGATGACTTAGTTACAATCAAACCTATAACAGATAATCAAGAAGCAGTTTTCGATGCATATAAAAAGGATAAGAAAAATCTATTCTTACATGGTGCAGCTGGAACTGGAAAAACTTTCATATCACTCTTTCTCGCATTAGAACAAGCACTAGACCCATCAACACCATATGATTGTGTCTATATTATTCGTAGTGCAGTTCCGACTAGAGAGATTGGTTTTCTTCCAGGCGATGAAGAAGATAAGACTGCATTGTATCAAATACCCTATCAGAATATGGTACAGTTCATGTTTGAACAACCTAGTGACCAAGCATTTAGTATGTTGTATGATAGACTAAAAGCACAAGGTTCTATTATGTTTTTGACTACATCATACTTGCGAGGTATCACATTGGATAATTGTATAGTAATTGTAGATGAGTGTCAGAATATGAACTTTCATGAACTAGATACAATTATGACTCGTATTGGTCAAGAGAGTAAGATAATCTACTCTGGTGATTTCTTCCAATCAGATTTACTGAAAAATACTGATAGAGAAGGATTTGGTAAGTTTCTAAGTATAATAAATGATATGAATGAATTTAAATCCATAGAGTTCAATATTGGTGATATTGTTCGTTCTGGTTTAGTAAGAAGTTATCTGATTGCAAAAACCAAACAAGGGATGAATACATAATGGCAAAAATGTTTAGAGTTGTATCCACCCACGAACCAGTAAAGAAGGGAACTTCTCAAGGAAAGAAACCTATAACTTCTACAATGAATAAACATAAAAGACGAAGTTATAAACAATATAGAGGACAAGGAAAATAATGGCTTTTAAATTATCTACTAGAAGTAAAAACAAATTAAAGGGTGTACACCCAGATATGGTTGCAGTTGTTGAACGTGCCATCGAACTGACGAAAGTGGACTTTGGAGTCACATATGGGGTCAGAACCAAAGCTGAGCAAGAAAAACTTGTAGCATCAGGCCGTTCACAAACAATGAAAAGTAAACATCTAATTCAAGATACTGGATATTCTCATGCAGTAGATGTTGTTGCTTATGATGGTTCAAATGTAATCTGGGAAATAAATGTCTATGATGATATCTGTGATGCGTTTAAACAAGCTGCAATTGAAAAGGGTGTTGCAATCAAATGGGGAGCTGCATGGTCAGAAGGTGATATTCGTACATATAAAAGTACAGCAGAATATGCAATGAACAAATATATTGACCGAAGACGAGCAGAGGGCAGACGCCCATTTATTGATGGCCCACATTTTGAGCTTATAGTATAACTTGACTTTTTAGTTGATTTATGATAATATGGTAAGAAATTACCAGTGAGGATATATAATGTTTACACACAAATCAGTAGAGTTACCAGAACTCTCAACAAAGAATATTAATCGTAAAAGATTTTACCAAACTCCAGACGGAAAACTGTATCCATCTATTACTACTGTTTTGCAAAGACGCAAGATGCAAGGTCTTATGGAGTGGAGAAAAAGAGTAGGTGAAGATGTTGCAAACTATGTTGCAAGAACTGCCGCTCATAGAGGTACAAAAGTCCATCATATGTGTGAGGACTTTCTTAATAACGATTTTGATGAAGAGGTTCATAAGAAGAACTTCTTACCTTATGTATTATTTAATCAGATAAAACCAGTACTCATGCAAAAAGTGAATAACATCTTTGCACAAGAGTGTGGTCTATACTCTGATAAATATAAGGTAGCAGGACGAGTAGATTGTATCGCAGAGTATGATGGTATCCCATCTATTGTAGATTTCAAAACATCCACTAAAGAACGTAACGATGACTGGAATGAGTCCTACTATATTCAGGCGTCTGCATATGCAGAAATGTTTGAAGAAAGAACTGGAAACGAAATCAATCAGATTGTTATCCTAGTTGTAACTGAAGATGGTGTTGTTCAAGAGTTTGTAAAAACTAAAAACGACTATCTTCCGTTGCTCGTGGAAACTATTGATGATTTTACTACTAATTGGGAAAGAGAAGAAAATGAATTGGTTCATAATAGTAATAATGACACAGCAGCTTAATGCATTTGGTAAACCAGAAACACCTTTGTGGATACCAGAAATGGTATTTGAAGGAAAAGAAGAGTGTATGACATTTGCAAGAAATAATCAACTAAGGTTATTTAGAAAGTCAACTGAAGCGTATGGTAATTCTATTCTACCTACAAGATTGAATTGTGTAAATGAAGATATCATGGTACAAATTGGTCAGTTGAAAAGTAAAGAGGACAAAAAAAATGAAGAGGATATTTAGTCTACTTGCATTATCTTTTGTTCTCACAACAAGTGCATATGCAGAACATGAAAAGTTTAATTATAATTCACAGAAACCAGTGACTTGTACAACTCCAGAAAGAGTCAAAGATATACTTGGTAATACATTAGGAGAGCTACCTTATTTCCAAGGTGAAGGAACAGCACCATCACAAGATGGTAAAACTTTCATTAAGACAAATGTTATTATATCAGTAAATCTAGATACTGGTACTTTTAGTGTCGTTGAGATGTTAAATGAATATACTATGTGTGTCATTGCTGGTGGTCAGAAGTTTCAATTTAATGCACCACCAAAACGAAAGATAAATATATCACTGGAGAACTAAATGTACGAATATAAATGTAAAATGGTCAGAGTAGTCGATGGAGATACAGTTGATGTAGATATTGACTTAGGGTTTGGTGTTTGGTTACGAAAACAACGTATCCGAATGTATGGTATTGATACACCAGAATCACGAACATCTGACGATGAGGAAAAGATTTATGGAAAGGCTGCATCTGCATTTTTGACTAAGTGGACAAACGCTGGTGACCTAACACTCAAGACATTCAAAGATGGTAAAGGTAAGTATGGTAGAATACTTGGTGAACTCTGGTATGGTGGAACTCATAACATTAATCAACTATTAGTAGATAATCACCATGCAGTTCGTTATCATGGTCAATCTAAAGAAGATATTGCAGAAGAACATCTTGCAAATCGTGAAAAAGTAGAATTGTTAGACTTGACAACAGAGGAATAATCTGGTATAAATAGAACATAGTTTGTTGATACAAATCGAATGACGGGCAGGACGAGGGTGCGATACCCTCCACCTCCACCATAACTAAACCTCGATTGAGGGGGTGAAATAGGTTCGACTGACGTAGATAGAGGAGAGTAGAACTATCGGATGACTCCGTTAATGGTCATTAAACTAAATGCAAATGATGATTTTGCGCCTGTTGATTACGCACTAGCTGCCTAATCGTACTGAGTTTTGGTGGTGTACTTGGAAACAGAAACATCACCACGAATTTTAAGGTTTTCGGTGACGGCCGAAATCGCATCGTGCAAGGAATAAGTATCTCACCAAGAGATATGAACTTGACTAGTTAGAGGTGGTACTCAGGCATGGTTGCAGAAATGCGTTGTGTCACATCAATCTACCGATTGGAGCTAGGTTCTGGAAGTAACAAGAATGGTATCTTGGTCTTTCGGTTGTAGGTGAACCCACAGTCCTACCGATGCACTATTATAATTAAGGAGAAGGTATGCAAGAATTTATTTACGATAGTTGGAATGGTGTCATGAACGCTGACAAAAATCCACTAAGACATATTCCAGATAACATGACAAGACACATGATACTTCAAATTCTTGCATGGACATGGTGTACGTCATTTTCATTATGGATAGGAAGTATCACATTTTTTGGATTTACTGCAATTGCACATACGTTTATACTTGCAGCTATTGTTATTACAGTTATGACATTTAATACTGCAAAACGTAACCCAACATTTTTTATTAAAAAAGGATATCACACACCTAGTCGTAGTAGAAGTTTATGGTATAATGGAAAGAAAATTGAAACTGACCCTAAAGACGTAGGTGGAGAACATGACTGATATTAATTTTAGACCCATATTTCCATCACCACTTGGATATGTTAATTTTGGTGAAGGTAATCGTGATTTAAATAAACGATTAATTGAAGACATTGAAACTGAAATGTCAGAGAGTGATGGAAAATCAAAAACATTTAGAAAAAATAATATGTCATGGCAATCTTTCCCAAGAATGGAGAGGAAGTATAGTAGTTTTGAAGAACTTAGATTATACATTTCTGACTCTGCAAAACCAATATTACATGAAAGTGGTGTGGGTCGTGGTGCATCAGATTTACATAGAACAGAGGGTCTTTGGGCAAATGTAATTTTGGGGGCTGGTGGATATTCAAGACCACATATACATGGACATGGTAGAACTTTATGGAGTGGTGTTTATTACCCTAATGGTTTACAAGGTGATGAAAACTTAGATGACTTTAATGAAGACGATTATATCTTACTTGGTTATAAAAATAATATTGATGGTGCATTAGTTATATTTGATAATGCAAAAGTTGAAAAGGGATTAGTCCTTACAGAGTTTGATAATAGAGAATTTTATGGAAATGAAATTATGGTGAAACCTAGAGAGTCATTACTTATACTTTTTCCAGTGTGGTTAATTCATATGGTAACACCCTTGACAACTAACGAAAAAAGATATAGTATATCTTTTGCAATCAACAAACCAGCGTGAGGTATGATGGAAGAAGTAGAAGAAAAACTTATGACACCTAAAAAGTTTTCTATTGCAATAGAGAAAAAGGTTAAAGAGTTTGACATGAGTTATCTTGATGCATTATTAGATTATTGTGAAAAGTATGAATTAGAACCAGAGATGATTAAACCACTTATTACTAAATCACTCAAAGAAAAAGTCGAGGTAGATGCAAGGAATTTAAACTTTCTACCAAGAGTTGCACAACTACCAATTTAATTATGGGAAATAATATGGAAGCGTATGATGCATATAAGATATATCACGCACTAAAACTACACTTCAATAGTGAATATGATTATAACAAATACAATGGTAAAGCAAAAGTTACTGTTGATTCATATCTTAAAAGAAAAGATAGACCTTTCTTTGCAAGAGTCGCTAGAAAGTATATTACTCCCCACAACACAAAAGAATTCTTTGTATCTAATTTCATCGTTAATCCTAAAGGATGGATTGGTGACTTTAATGAACAAAATCATGCAGACTATAGAAAAAGAGTTGAGAGTTTAGGGTACAATTATCAGAATGAATTACTAGAACTATTTGCAAAGGTAAAGAAGTTTGATGATATATTCTATGTAGAAGAAGGACAACACCCTTTGTTATTAAAACAATACCTTGCAAAGAAAGTTAGTCTGGAAAGTATGTGTATTCTACAAGAGTTATTGAACTATTGTAAATATTGGAATGATGATATCAATGAAAAGTATGTATGGCCTGCACAAGAGAAACTTATAAAAAACTACTTGAGAGTCTTGACTTTCAATAAAGAATCATGTAAGATGGTAACAATGCAAACAGTAAAGGAGTCATTTGATGGAAAGTGAAATTCTATCGGTAATGAAAGAACGTGACTTTTATCGTGCAAAGGTTAACGAACTTAAAGAAAGTATTCGTAAACTAGAGTACGATAATGCAGAACTCGTTAAGTCTAACGAGGAGTTCTCAGCAAGGGTGAAAGACCTTGCAATGAAGACACCATATAGAAAACCATATAAGAGGTTTAATCGTGTCCAGTAAAACTTTTAAAGTTTATCAAGCAAAGTATCTTATACCTAAGTCCGATAAAGGGCCTGCGTTTACTTTGCTTGCTGACCCAGTAAAGTTTCATACAGAACTTTACAACAATGGTGTTCTATCTGCATTTCTCACCAGAGATAGTTTATCAGAAGCACAACGAGAAGGTGAGGAATATGTTAGGAGAGACAATGCGAGTTAAACTCATGGATAAGATGGGTTCTGACCTAACGATTGTAAATGCAGCTCGTGTATCATTTGCAAAAGAGTCTGAGTGGGATACGATTCCAGAGGGTGGTCAAACTGAAGGAATATTAAAACACTCAGATGAAAGACTAATTAGTTATCTTGCAAAACACAATCATTGGAGTCCTTTTGGACATTGCAGTATGCAGTTTCATATTAAGGCTCCAATCTTTGTTGCAAGACAACTTGTGAAACACCAAGTCGGTTTGGTGTGGAACGAAGTATCTAGAAGATACGTTGAAAATGAACCAGAGTTTTATATTCCTAAAAACTGGAGATTACGTCCAGAGGGTGGTATAAAACAAGGTTCTAGTCATAAAACCATTGAGTATGATATATCTGGAACAATGGAGTATGTAAAACAAACATATCAAAACTTGTTACGAGAACGAGTTGCACCAGAGTTAGCAAGAATGGTTTTACCACAAAATATGTACACTGAATGGTATTGGTCTGGTACATTGATGGCTTTCGCAAGAGTGTGTAACCTTAGATGTCAAAAGGACACACAGTGGGAAACAAGACAAATTGCATATCAGATTGATAGATTTGGTGCAGAATTCTTTCCATATTCATGGGTAGAATTACGAAAATCGA